ACCACTAGGAAAAAGAACACCAGTTGCACAAGCTATGCCGGAGGAATATAAAAATGAGGACCCTATTGTCGCTTATCGTAACTATTGCATTAACGAAAAGCATTACGCCAAGTGGGAACGAAATCGTAGTAAGCCTGATTGGTGGACTACACAACACAAGGAGGTTGCATGAAACTAAGACTAATAGAAAACTTAAGACTAAGTTTACGAGGTAATATTGCCAAGCATGTTGCTAATGTAGAAGTCTTATTAGAACAACCATCAGGAGTTGCAGAACACCCTGATATAATCGAAACAATTGAAAAAGAACTAGCCATGATTGCTGAGTTTAACGACAAGCTAGAAATGGTGGAGAAATATTTATCATGAAAAACTTTTCTTTTCATATTATTTATGGTATAATAATCTTTACAATGCTTGCAGTTTTTTCTTCATCTAATGTAATTGAAGATGAATTGAGAATAGAAATAGCATGTAAAGATTTTTTACTAGAATTATTGGAGACACGAAGACAATGAATTATATTACAGAACAACAACAATACATTAGAAAATTAACACGAGACGAATATAGAACTTTTATAAACTATATTGATGATAATTATTCTGAAATGTATGGAAACAAAGTAAGCTATACTGTCCGTAAAGATGGTGATAAATTTATTGTAAGTCTATCAGAAAATACTATTGTAGATTTTAATGATATTTTTGCTTGACAAGATGGACAACTTGGATTATAATATGTCCCACAAAAAACGCCAAACCACAAGGAGGATTATATGGCAGTAATACAAGGAAAAGCCTATTGGGCGAGTGTGACAACACCTAACACTACTTATGAGCCTGTGTATACAGTTGACTTAGTAGTTGATGATGATGTTGCAGATAGCTTTGAAGCTAGAGGTTTCAGAGTTAAAACCTTATCCATTAAGGATGAGAGTGGTACTCCGACACCTGTTGGAAGAGCTATCACTATAAAAAGAAAAGTAAATGGACCTGATGGCATGGTCAGAAAGGCACCCAAACTTTTCAATAAAGATAAAGAGCAGATTGACGATATCATTGGCAATGGCTCTACTGTGAAAGTGCAATACAATGAATGGGAAACTGCTAATAAGTTTGGAACATTCAAAGGCTTGGACTTTCAAGCTATGCAGGTGCTAGATTTAGTTCCTATGAAATCACAGGATGGCTCTGAGTTAGACCCATTTGGTGACGGAGAAGAGTTCTAATGATAGTCACCATAAAAAATGATGATGGTGAATTTTTATTTGACATCAACAAAATAGATGACGAAGCTAAACGACAAGAAGCAGGAGTAATCGTGCAGAAAGTTGGCAATCTTAGCGTAGTTATTGAAGCCCTTGACTTTGCTTCAAGAACACATAGAGCTAATCTTGAACAGCTCTTAACCTCATGTGAGGAAGCTAAAGTTGAGACCACTGACGAAACTAGCACTGAAAGCTAAGTTCGTTATATTTATCTCCACGGGCACTCTATCATGGGTGCCCAATTTATTTTAACAGGATTAATTATGGAAACAAAATTTGTAGAATATCATTTACCTTGCCCTGACTGTGGAAGCAGTGATGCACTGTCTAAAAATACAGATGGCTCTGCCAAATGTTTTAGCTGTGATAAATTTTTTCCAAGTTTAGAAAGGAGGACTATGTCTGTAGAGAATTATAATAAAATACAACCACACACACCACCACGACAGATTAATGCTCATGGAGGCATATTCGCAAAGCTAACTGATAGAGGCATCTCTAAAGAGACAGCCGAAAAGTTTGGAGTAAAGGTAGTGTTTGATGCTAATGGAGAGTTAGCACAACACCACTATCCTTTTTATATCAACAACGAGCAGAGTGCAAACAAAATTAGGTATGTAAAAGACAAAAGGTTTTCTTTTGAAGGCACAATACAGGACTCAGGTTTGTTTGGACAAAACCTTTTCAAGGAAGGTGGAAAATATTTAACGATTACTGAAGGTGAGTGTGATGCTATGGCTGCCTATGAACTTCTTGGAAGTAAGTGGGCAGTCGTTTCTATCAAGCGAGGTGCTCAGTCAGCAGTCAAAGACATAAAAGAAAACATAGAATATGTAGAAAGTTTTGAGAATGTTGTCATCTGTTTTGACAAAGACAAACAAGGTATTGAAGCTGCTAAGAAGGTAGCCTCTATTCTCAAACCTCGTAAGGCTAAAATAGTAACCCTTCCAAATGGTTACAAAGATGCAAACGACATGCTCAAGCAAGGAAAACATCAAGACTTTACAAGAGCTTGGTGGGATGCTCAGATGTATACACCATCAGGAATAATCAGAGTATCACAAAAACAAAAAGACTTTCTTAACAGAGAGAAGAAGCCAAGCGTTCCTTATCCTTGGGAAGGTCTTAATAAAAAGCTTATAGGTTTGAGAGCAGGTGAGTTAGTAACTCTTACAGGTGGTACAGGACTTGGTAAGTCAAGCATCACTAGAGAACTGGAACATTGGCTTATCAATCACACAGAAGACAATGTAGGTATCATTGCACTAGAAGAAGATTGGAGAAGAACTGTTGATGGTATTCTTTCTATTGAAGCTAACGCTAGATTATACATTGATAATGTGAGAGAAACCTATCAGGAAGATACTTTGATATCTATGTTTGATAAAGTGTTTGCAAATGATAGAGTTTTTGTTCATGCTCATTTCGGCACAAATGATTTGGATGATATCTTTTCTAAACTTAGATATCTGATAGTCGGCTGTGATTGTAAATGGGTTGTGGTGGACCACTTACATATGTTAGTAAGTGCAATGTCTGAGGGTGATGAAAGACGAGCCATTGATAATATTATGACAAGGCTTAGAAGTATGGTAGAAGAAACTGGAGCAGGAATAATTTTAGTTTCACATCTTCGTAGAATTGATGGCAACAAGGGACACGAGAATGGTGTAACTGTAAGTCTTTCTCACCTCAGAGGTTCGAATAGTATTGCTCAACTTTCTGATTGTGTTATTGCACTTGAAAGAAATCAGCAATCTGAGAACGAGCTTGAAGCTAGAACAACACGACTTAGAGTATTGAAGTCTAGATATACTGGTGATGTTGGTATGGCTACAGCACTTGTTTATGATAAAGACACAGGCAGATTATCTGAATATGAAGATGATGAACTATTGCATTCTGATTTAGATAATGATATACTACCGCTGTAGGAGAATATATGGAATTAGTTTTTGACATTGAAGCAAACGGACTACTGGTTTGTAAACCCAATGATGAAAGTAAAAAAGAAGCAACTCGGATTTGGTGTCTTGTAGCTATTGATGAAGACAATAAAGTTCATAAGTTTTATGAAGACACACTCATGGATGGTATGACATTTCTTCAAAAAGCTGACACACTAATTGGTCATAATATCATAGGGTATGACCTTCCCCTAATAAAAAAATTATTAGGTATAGATTTGTATGACAAAAAAATTATAGATACCTATGTTTTATCTAGACTTTTTAGACCTACTCGTGAGGGTGGTCATAGTATTGAAAAATGGGCATACAAACTTGGTGGTATTCAGAAAAAAGCACATGAAGATTGGTCGTGTTTCTCATTTGAAATGCTAGAAAGATGTGTAAATGATACAAAAATAAATAAAACATTATTTAATTATCTAAAAAAAGAATCTTTGGGATTTTCAAAAGAATCAATTCAGCTTGAACACGAAACAACTATGATTTTAATAGACCAATTGCAGAATGGGTTTCTTTTTGATGAGAAAAAAGCTATGTCTTTGACAGCAGAACTTACTCAAAAACTTAATGAGACAGTAGATACTGTACATAAAACATTCAAACCTATTGAGACCATACAAAAAATACAAAAAACTTATACAAAAACAGGCAGTATTTCTAAGATGGGTTTAATCTATGGCACAGATAAAAAGGTTAGACTTACTGATGAAGAGTACGACACCTTACAAAAAGGTGCACCTACTGTTGAAAGAAAACTAATAGAAGAATTTAATCTTGGTTCTCGTCAACAAATTGGAGATAGACTACAGGAGTTTGGTTGGAAGCCTAAAAAGTTTACACCAACAGGTAGACCCATTGTTGATGAAACAACTTTAAAAGAAATAACACACATACCTGAAGCAAAACTGATAGCTGATTACCTTTTATACCAAAAAAGATTAGCTCAAGTACATTCATGGATTGATTTTGTGGACCCAAAAGATACCCGTGTACATGGCAGTGTGTTTTCTACAGGTGCTATTACAGGAAGGATGGCTCACATCAATCCTAATATGGCACAAGTCCCTGCTGTTTATAGCCCTTTCGGAAAAGACTGTCGTTCCTGTTGGAC